ACACTTTCGCTATTTTCTGAAACGTGCTTACCTAAACCACCTGACTTTAAAGTATATGCAGCAAAAGGTAAATAATCTACCATAGCATAGTGTATAAGCATAGGTTGTATATATGTATTTACCAATGCTAAGTAATTTCCTGTAAGTGATGCACCTCCTGTACCTAGTATGTCTGTACTAATTTTGTTGTAAAGATCTGTTCCTAGATAGTTTCTAATATGTATCTCTTGTGCAATTTTAATATATCCAATAAAAGAATCAACATCTACTGACCCATCTATAATCGAGTTTCTTTTTAAATCTATTGGTTTTATAAATAATGCTGTTGCCATATTCTATCTATTTACTAGGGTATGCTCCATTGTTAGGCATATCCTTTGGTGCTACTTTTGCTTTTTTATGTCCTGCTGGTGTTGGTTTATAACTTTTAGGTATGCTTTTTACCTCATCATAATTTTGTATTTTCTTTTTCATTGTTTTAGATTTTAACCTATATAAAACCTCACTAAAAAAATGACCACAGTTAACTCCTCCTTTATATTTAAACAAATCATAAGCTCTGCCTTTATGACCAAAAGATTTATTTACACCTGCTCTACTTGCTTTGTCAATGTCCTCTACTCTATATACAACTCCTCTACCACTTCTGGCCATCATAATTCTACAGAACATTCTGGAATTTCCTGATGAATATTTTTCGTTGTACTTATATCTTACTTTATATAGTGATTTATCTAAATAACTAAAACCACTTTTTTTACTATCTATACTCTTTTTTTCTAATTGTTGCTCTTTACTCTCTATGTTTTTACTAGCCCATTCTTCTATATCTTCGTTCTCATCGCTTAACTCTCTTTCATCGACCTCTTCCCATCTATTAGTAATTTTCTCTCCTCTAAGCTCATCTAAAATAACATCAAACTCTTCGTCTGATAAATCATTTTTTTCATCTACATTACAACATACTTTTTCTTGTGATAATTTTACACCTGTTTCTTCTTCTTTCGTTTCTTCATCTTCTACATTTTCTAAGTCTGTAAATTCTAAGGGTTGTAAAGTTTTAAAGTATAGTTTTAAAGATATTTTATTATAAGCTAGTATTTGGTCAAAAGCATCTATTAGTAAATGTTGGAAAGGCCTGATAACTGTATTATCCATTAGTGTACTTGCAGTCTTTAATTCATCTGCATTGTTACCTAATCCTGTTTGATCTTTAATACCTAATAACATAGGTGATACAACTCTATGAGATACTAATATTTTTTTTGTACTTTCTTCACTTAAAAACTGATATTGTTGATGTGCGTCTGATAATTGAACAGGCTCAATACTAGCTGCTGTTTCTGCATTGTCATTAAAAGCTAAAATAAATTTACCACTATTCGAGCTACCAGTCCATTTTTGGTATATTCTTTGCTCTATCATCTCTCTCTCCTCTTCATTTGGTACTCCATTGTTAAAGTTTATAAGCATTGATGGAGACATACCATTTTCTATATTGTTTAAATGAAAGTTTCCTATTTCTTCTTCTAGTTGTGAATACTGTAATCCACCTTGATAATCTACAGGACTATAATAGTAGAATCCTGCCTTATAAGGTTTTATATATAATATCTCTATTGCTTCTTTACTTTGACCGAATGCTGGTATTCTTTTAGCTTTACTAGAAGATTTGTAATTAGCCCAGTCAGAAAAATAATAATAAGCTTCTATATCGCCATCATCATTACATTTTTCAGCTCTTAATGTTTCTACTGGAAAATGCTCTATCTGTGCTATTTTCTTTCTGTCTTTACTATAAATAATTTGTATTGAGCATTGACCCATTAATTTTAAATCATAACAAAGCTTTCTAACACATTCATTATCTAAAAGAGAAATCATTTGTGCATACTCGTTTGGTTTTTTATTAGAATCTGTAGCATCTAATCCTTTACCATATATCATAGCAGATATAGCGTTTATAACTGCATTATTTGTAGGACTTCCGTTGTACCTATCTATTAAATATTTAAAATAATCATTGTCCTCACCATAAGCTATCCACTCTTTATTTCTGTATTCAATTATTTTTGGTGTAGTGTAACTACTTAAATTTATTACTCTTAAATCGTTCATACTATTATATAATCGTTATCGTGTGATCCTGCTGTCTCATCAAAAGTGTACTCGTCTTTATTAATATCATAATAATTGTTGTTGGCCTGATTTATAGTTTGTGTTGTTACAAATATTTTATCTTTATATATAACTCCATTTGCATCATTAACTTTTAAATCATAAAACCTACCCTCTTTTAAAATACTATCACCACTTGCATCAACATAACCAGTACCTTGATTTGTAAAAGTTAAGTAATTATTGTTAGAAAAACTTGTATTTATATTATTATAAGTATAGCTTTCATTCTCGCTTGTATCTCTGACAACAATATTATTTACTGCATTAAAAAGTCTAGGTATAATTTTAATACTTTGACCTGTTGCACTTGTTGTCATAATCTTCATACTTATATATCGAAATAAATCATTGATTTTGTATAGGTATAAAAAAAAAGGGGGTAAAAACCCCCTCTTAAATTTAACAAACTAATATTAATTTACGTCAATTTGAGTTCCCTGTGATTCTGCATTATAAGCTGCTGTTGTTACAAAATCAGGTGCTTCTGTTTCTTGTGAAACAAATGTTAAAGAGTAACCATAAAGGTCTCCCATCGCTGCACCATTTGAAAAATTCCCTGTTGTTAATTCTGCTCCGTGATCTTTACCAACTAATCTAAAGTTGCCATTATAATCTTCAACTATAATATGTGGTCTCGAAACTGCAAGTAATTTAATTTCAGCTTGAGTTTTTTCTTCTTGGAAGATTAGATTCATTACTACAGTTGTTTCGTAAAAAGTAGTTCCATTTTCTCTTGATGAAGTAACTGCCGTATCCATAGTAGAATTACCTTTGACATCAAACTTCATAAAAGTTGGACTTCCTCCAAAATCTGTTACCATTTCATTTGCAATAGTTAAAGCACCTAAAGTACCATAATCTGCAAATGTAATAGATTTAATTCCTCCTACCCCTGATTTACAAGGTAGTTCTCTTCCTTTTGTTAGTGTACAAGCCATATTTTTATTTTTTAAAAAAAAAGGTAAGTAGGTTTTTACCCACCTACCCTTTTTATGTTAAACATTATTAAGAATATAAAACGATGTCTGATCCGATTCCGTGTTGTACTCCAGCACTTCCTCTTAAAACAACTCTTACATTTTGACTTCCATCAATGTCAGCCATATCAATTAACTTAACTTCTTGCCAGTCATTTAATAGACCAGTTCCGAAGAATAAGTTAGAAGATTGTGCTGCAACCATTTTATCATCGCCTAATCCTTGTGCAACAAATAATGGAATACCTTGAAAGTTCATCTCTGTTTGACCAACGTTATAAAGCTCTCTATATCCTAAAGCAGCTTGTGCTTGAATATAAAATTTAGCTGCACTTGTTGGAATATAGATTTTTAAATCTTCTTTTCCATAAACTCCTGATGGAATTTTATCAACAACTTTTCCTAATTCAGCAACAATGTTACCTGCTGTTAAACCACCACCAACTGCTGCTTGGTCAACAACGTCTCCGTCTGCTGCAAGTAATGCTTGAAATCCATTAAACTCACCTGCGTTTGCAGTTGCACCTTGCCAAATGTTTTGCTCAGTTTTTTGAGCAACTTTAGCTGCAACTTGTGCAATTAAGAAATCAGAGAATTTTTTAGGAAGATTATCGTATTGGCTAAAGCCCATAGACTGTGCATCCCAATCTTGTCTGAAATCCTTTTTACATAATTGTAAGTTTACTTGGAATTCTTCTGGTTGTAAGATTCTTTCTGTTAATGTTACATTTGAAGTTGGATCAAAGTCGCAAGAAGCATCTTTTAAGATACTATCTAAAGCAAGTTTTTTGATAACTTCTTTATATTTAATATTGGGTTTAATTGAAACCCCTCCGTTAGATAACGTTACACCACTTAATAAAGCTGCTGCGATATATTCACCAGCAAATTCACCTGCGTAAGTAGTCGTTATACTTGTTGTAGTAGCCATATCTTTTATTTATTTATTTAATTATTATAATTCTCCAACTGAAATTGATGAAGCTGCGTTACCATTTCCACTTAAGAAATAGCTAGTTCCGTCAGAATGTATTTCGATGTAATCACCGATACTTTCTGCATCATCTTCAAATGTTACTCTATCTACTGCATCAGCTTCAACGATTGCTCCGTTTACAATTACTCCACCATTAATAGTATCTCTATTATCAGATGGTGATTGTACTACAAAGTCAGTTGAAAATGCTGCTACAACGATAAATTTTGCTTTCCACCCAGCACTAGGTGCAGGTAAAGTCATTGTATAACCTGTTCCAGAAATTTTAAATACTTTTCCAGAATCGGATAGATTTAATGAAGCCGATGCTGAAACTAATTCATAATCATCGAATATTCTCATTACATCATCGCTTATGTGTGTTAATACTGCCATAATATTATTTTTTTATTTATTTATTTATTTACTATAGTTTCCATCACTCTATCAAGAGTTGATTTTTTTCTGTTATTTGCAAACTTAAATTTTGCTTCAAACTTATCTTCTTCTGGGCTATGTTTAATTGGATCAGCAGCAGGTTTAGATAATTCTTCTGCAAGAATTTCTTCTTCTTTTGCTTCC